ATAAATCTCCTTTAGATTAGGCTACTTGACCCTCCCGTCTGCGTATGCTTGAAAGATTTCTTCTGACAAAGCTGCGTAACGGTCGGGATCAGTCTTCATAAGTTTAATAATATCAGCACGACGATATATCTTCTTACGTTGAGTTTGACCTGTTCCTCGGGCGTTGCCTGTACTTGCAGATTTAACTTGTTGTTTACGGGCTTGCTTCTCAACTGCTACTGTCTGTTTCGCAACAGAAGCTCTCTCTTTCCAGAGGGAGAACAGTTCATCAGCGGCGTCGTAATCGAAAGCCTGATCTGCTTGTACAAACAATTGAGTCCTAATCTTAGAGCCTTTAATCCACTCAGCAAACTTAGCATCTTGGACAATGGTGTTCATGTCTGGATGCTTGCTTTGAAGTTGTGCCAAAGCTGTTTGTTTCTTGTATTGCTGGGTAGCTTGTTCAGCTTCCTTGATGCTAGGATGGTTCTCAATTGCCCTGCTAACTGCGGTCTTTGGATCAACAAAGAAGTCAGTATCGTCTTCTTCTTGCTGTTGTACAGGTGCTTGTTGCTGTGCGAGTTGTGTCTGGATGTGATCATCAACAACTTTGCGTAACTCACCTACCTCAGAGCTTTGTTTACCTAGGAGCTTTTCAGCCTCTTGGTGCATCTGAACAACCTCTTGCAAGGATTTGTTCTGATACTTCTCTGGAACGTCTTCTTGAGCTACCTCAGCTTCCTGAGACTCAATAACTTCCTGCTCTTCTGCAATGTTATCTACGCTGTTGTCTTCTTCTTCCGAACGCTCGTCTACGAGTTGTGCTCGTGCCATATTATTTCACCTTCTCCGCCTAACGGTTGTGGAGTTTATTTACGTCCAGACTGTTCATGTTCTCGTACCCACTTCATGTGCCGTCCGGGAAAGTCCCCAGATGCACCGTCGAGTACGCATGGCGTTGCTGAAACGACCCTTGTAGCGTTAGCGCCACAACCGCACCTACTGGTTGTAGTACCTTCTTCTACAAATTCTTCAAAGTAGTGACCATTAGTACACTTGAAATCGTATACCTTAATCATCTTCTGGATTGTTCTGTAAGTCTTCAAAGCTGTTAGTTGTAATAGCTTCAAAGTTAATTAGATGGGCTAATACGTTAAGTTGTCCTTTGCGGAAAAACATATCATCTACATCTTTTGTTGCTTCAACTGAGTTTATTATATTTGCATTACTTTTAAAATCTTCTAAGAGTTGTTTCCAACCTTCTGTGTTAAAGATGTCGAAGTAATTATTATAATATGTTTCTAATTCAGGTTTCATAGAGGCCCTTTGGTTGTCTCATTAGTTACTATATACTATATATTATACCACACTTTTACTCAAATGTCAAGCCTTTTTGGTATTTTTACCAGTCTTTCTTTTTTTGGCTGCGGCTTTCTTAGCCTTAGCTTTGCCTGCTTCTGTGTATGCGTACTTCTTTCCGTTTACCATTGGCATAGTAGCCTCCTAAGTTTTTAAGCTTTCGTGCATGTGTGCTTGTCTTTTACAAGCGTGACACTCACCGCAGGTTAGAAAACCTTCACCAACCTCAGTAGGTTTACGACATGACCAGTACATTTCCCTAAGAGGTTCAGGCATACTCATGTAGATACCCTTACTGCGCTCAACAGGTGTCTTAGTCATGTTATCAAACGGCGTAGCCCATACGGGTCTAAAGCGGCGACCAGTAGACATCGCTGACAGAATACCGTAGGCTTCTGCTGATTCTACTTTGCTCATGTTGTAGTCACCAGTATAGACTGCTGCCGATGAACGGCCTTCTCCGGTTGCTACACGCGACGCTTGGAAAAGATACAAAGCCATATCCCGCCCTCCGCAACCCTTAGCCATGTACGAGTACACCGACGAAGAAAACTCAAAGGGTCTTTGGTTGTCCTTCATGTACTGTATGCTGTTTAGGATTGCCTGTGCTTCAGCTTTGTAACGTCCTTCTTTGTTGTGTAAATGTATTGAGTGTACGTGTACATCATGCTCCGTGTGTTCTAACAAGTTCCAAAGTAAACTTACGCTGTCCATACCACCTGAGTACATAACAACAACTTTCTCGCTTGCGTTGCCCTTGAGATTGTTTTGCTTTAGACAGTACCCTATGGCTTCCTTAACCTTGGTTTCGTAGCTCATGTATTACCACTTCTCCTTGTTGGCCCAGTATGCCGCAGACATTTTGCCTTTGGCTATGTTTTTTGCGTGTCGTGCTTTGAATGACTTTTGACGAGCCGTAGGCTTTTTATCGCCTGAGACTCCCTGTTGTCCAAAACGTATCGTCTTAACCTTGTCGCCTTCCTTGGCTACAACTACGTGAGACTTCGTTGGGTGGCTAGGCGTTCTCTTCGGTTTGTTGAATCCTGCGACTCCTGCCCTTGCTAGGCGTGGATCCTTTGCTTTGCTCATTGAGGCTCTCCTCCAAACGGGCTACCTTCTCTTCTAGGTTCGACAGGCGGTTGAACTGGCCTTTGAACGCGTCGTTGACTTGGCTGATTAGGTTCTTGAGGTCTTGCTGGGTCATTAACATTTATCTTGGCCTCTGCTTCTTTGTCTTTAGTGATTGCTTGTGCGACCTTCAGGCGACGCTCAAACTCTTTGTCGTCTTGATCACCCGCTTGAAGGTTACGTGTAATAGCCTCAATGCGTTTGATCTCAACTTCTTGCGGCTCAAGCTGCGCTTCGACAGAGTACTTCTGTGCTCGTGCCTGCGACTCTTGTGCCTGTGCTGACAGTGCTGCCGTCTGCGACTGCTGTAACGCAAGCTGTGCTTGTTGTGCTTGCTGTGCCGCCTGTTGTGCTTCTGGGTTGGGCTGACTAGCTTGCTGCATAGCTCCGATAAGTTCTTCGCGGTTAGACAAGTTCATGTTGTCGATGATGCTTTGGATGAGGACTGGATAGATTGGACTATCCTGCTTCATGGTCTGCAACAACTGAACAAGCTGTGTGACCTCATACTCACGAGCAATGATGCCCAGCGTAGAGGTTGCGTTGAACTTGTAATCCTTCACGGGGTAGTTCTCAGGGTCAAACTGCATGTAACGATACGCAGCCTTCTTAACAAACGGAATCAGGAATGACTGCTGGAAATTTATTAGGGTGCGTTTATGGCGTTTAATGATAGCACCGAGAGACATAGAAATGCCAGCGGCAGTAGCTTCACCATTAACGTTGCCAGCGAGTCCCGCTGAATCAACTGCTCCAGTAGCTTGTTGTACCATTTGTTGAAGAGAGGCTGCTTGGGCGAACGTGATCTGGCCCACTTGACCAAAGTTGAACGGCTGTAAGACTTCACGAGGATCTCCATTAGTCAGAATTGTTTTGCCGGGACGTATCTCAGGCTTGGCCCCGCGTGGAAACTTAGTAGCATCAATGGCAAGCATTGGATGTATCGTCAAGCTCAAGGCGTCAATACGCGCACGTAGCTCAGTATCGAGAGCCTTCTGGCTGTTGTAACCTTTCTCACACACGCCACGACCCCAGAACATAGAAGGTACTACGTCCCACGGAAACGCCACTACGGGTCTGTCTTGCATCATGTAGGGGTTTGCTTCAGCTTTTAATAGGACACCGCCGTTAGCAATAACAACAACTGCCTCTACGTATCCTGCGTCACCTTCGATTTTCTCGTCGGTAGCTTCTTCTAACATGTGCTTAGGAACAAGACCATAGTACTTTGTTAGTCGAACTTTGTCGTCACTGTAGACTGTGATGTCTTGGTCAGGCTCAAGCTCTGTGTCAGAAGCCGCTGTGCCTACGTATACGTCCCTGTAGACGCCGTTCTCTTGTAACTGCTCTACGTGGTGGCTTCCAACAAACTCGTCCACAGCGACGCCCATAGCGTCCTCAATGGACGTTGCTACAGGATCAATCAGGAAGTTCTGCGGCATGACAGGCTTAAGCTTAACAACTACACGATCTGTAATGTTAACACCCACTGCCTGAAGCTGCCCATCCATGATCGGCTGGGTGGCAGGAGCCATCTCTTTGATCTCTTCAATAACGATCTCACCAACGCCTGTACCGAACACGGCAGCGTTGATAAGACACTCCGCAACAGCCTTACGCACTTTGGTGTTCTCAAAGTCTTCGGTAAGCTTGTTACGCAGATAGAGAACATCCTGAGATTCTTTGTCGTTCATGTCGTCTGAAATGTCAAACCACTTACCACGACCAAACGTAGCCTCTTCCATCTCAGCAACATTAGACTCTACAGCTTGCTGCAAGGCAGGACTGATTATGCGTGAACGTTCTGACTTGCGCTCAGTGTCTGCTGGATCCCAGATGCCACGCCACAGTCTGTAATATTCTTGATGCTTCTCATCATAATTACTTTGGTAGTTGTCGCGCCAGTCTTCTACCTTCGTCATTACCCAGTCTTCTAAAGACTCGTCAATCATCAATGGATCAGGGCTATATATGTTATCTTCCATTATAAAACCTCAAACTTGTTAGATTTAGTTCGGTTCTCGTGAGCAGGTAACACTTGTAGGTTATGCTCTACGTGTAGCCCACAAACTTTTGAATGTTGCAGAGGAACAACGTGGTCAATTTCAAAGTTAGGTTTAACACCTACAGCCTCAAATATTGCGTTAGCCTCAGCAGCGTTAGCGTAGAGGTCTTTAATGTACTGCTGGTTAGCCCAGACAGGAGTTGCTTTCTTCTTCATAGCTCGCCTTTTAGCCACACGATAACTTTGAGGTACAGGATTACGCCTTCGTTCTGCTTGGTACTCTGCTATTGGCCTGTGTCCTCTAGCCCTGTTGTGTTTCTCTGCGTTTTTTAAAATAAGATCCCTGTACTTACCCTGTCGTCTTTCATACTCACAGTCTTTACAGGCCGACCTATGCCCGTCCTTCATTGCCTTTCTTTTATGAAAACAATCTAAAGGTTTCTCTTCTTTACATACAGTACAAGCTTTCATCAGTACCCCGCGACAATATCTAATATCTCTAGCTCATCTTCTATGAAGTCGTGAATACCATAAGGTATAACAGCAAGCTGATCGACGTAGCTTAGACTGTCGATTAAATCATCATGCGTTAACGGGTCAGGATATTGAAAAAGTTGATCTAGGAAACGTGCATTCCACTCGCCCTTATTTAAACTTACGACGCCGTTTTCAAATCTGCCCTGTAAAGCCCACATGATCCTATCAGCTTTCTTCTTGTTACCATGCGTAAGTTCTTCTACCCTAAAGTACTTCCCATACTTCCTTTGAAGATCCATCAAAGGACTCATCACCGCTTGCTTTGCTATGCCTCTTTCGATACCTACCGAGATAGGTTGATAATCCCTAACTGCTTGAAATATCTTCATCGCAGTTTCATCCAGTGTCCACCTACCATATATAATGTTCTCTACAAACCAGTCACCGTTGTCGCCCACCTTAACTACGGAGATTGCAGTTTCGTCTAGCTTAGAACTCTTCGTGCGTTTCTTACCCACCTCTTCAAAACCAGCCAAGTCAATGGCTATGTAGTGGTCTCCTGCTTCGGGGGCTTCGCCGTAACGTACCCACTCCTCTTTAAACATCTCTGAGCCAACCGCCTCAAAGGACGCCATGAACTCCTGACGAAAGGCGTAAGAAGACATCGACTTCTTTGCGATGTTAATTTCATTAGGGTCGAGTAAGTCGTTATCGTAGCTTGTGAAGTGCCATGCTGAGTACGTTTCGTCATCGCCTAGCTCCGCATACTTGTACAACTCGTAGAAATGGTTACGGCCCATAGGAGTTCCTATGAACATTGCCGAACCTTTCTGGTCAGCCAGCGCAGGACGTAGGACTTGCTCCCAAACGTCAGGCTTCATGTCTGCGTACTCGTCCATGACAAGGAACTTAAGGCTAACACCACGCATAGTCTCTGGACGGTCAGCACCCTTAAGCGTAATGGTCGCGCCGTTGACAAGTTTTAGTTGTAAGTTGTTAATATGTGAGCCTACAATAACATCATGGCCCAGTTCAAGTAAGGTCTGCCACATAATGTCACGGGCTTGTCCCTGTGTGGGGGCAACATAGAAGACATGACCGCGTTCAGCCTGCAATGCGTTAATAATTAACATCCACGCAGCCAGCCGGGACTTTCCTGTACGACGCCCAGCAGCAACTACCTTAAAACGTGTAGGGTCATTAAAGACTTTTGTCTGCCAATCTAGCAGTTCTACGTTAACGTCAGTCATTTTCTGCGCTTTTAAAGAACTTCACCGGAATCTCCGTCAATAACGTCACCTGATGACACTTCGGTAGCACCGACGCCCGTAATGTTAATCTGTATGGCGCTTCTTCCACTTTCTTTAATGATTTCTTTCTCAAACATTGCAGTTGGTGCTACCCTATCCATTACCAGCTTCCACGCCGCTGCTTGATTTTTGTGATCATCGTCTAATGCTGCGTTGAAGATAGCCTCAAGAACCTTGGCTGACTTCGGCGAGGCTAACATCCGGGCCTTATACTCGTTCATGATGCCAGCATCGCCCTTCGGACGCCCGACACCCCGCCTGTTTCCCTTCTTAACAGCCTCTACTTCTTTCTTTTTAGGACGGCCACGGCCACGTTTAGGTTCTTCTAACAAAAACATCACTCCTTCTAAGAACTATAGAGAACTTTACCGTTCCATGACTGCATATAGGCCCATGACTGCATATAGGCATTAAAGTTATAATTATATATATTATCTTATATGCCTATATGTGGTCAAGTTCCTATATGTTGTCAAGCATTAGCGGCGCGATCAAGTTTCTCTTTAGTTAAATGCTTATCTATACAGTATATTATAGCATACTTTTAAGCAAATGTCAAGTCTTTTCTGTAATTATGTTAATACTACACAGTTCTGTTATGACACTTGGTTACTATTTAACCAGTTTGTTTAGATTTGTTTAAAGCCTTGTATTCTCTAGCGTTACGCGTTGCATTATGCAATTCAATTTAGCCCTATTTTGTGTCTGAGCAGTACCACCCGCGCGCAACAGTCTGATCAGCCCTCCCCCGTGCCTAAATAGCTGTACAGTATGAAAAACATACCGAGTGTCTCAGCAGTAACCTAGTATGATAAACATACCGAGTATCAAAAGAGAACTAAGTAGCAGAATGTGAGAGTCTAAGCAGTACCCTATAGCGCCACCACAGATTCTAAATTGTTCCACGTAGAACACTGTACATCTAAACAGTACTGTACGTTTAACCAGTAGTGTTACCGTGTTACCTGATAGTGTTACTGTGTTACCCGATAGTGTTACCTGAGGTTACAAAGTAACACTTTATTGACTGTACAAATATACAGTAGGGACATGTAAGTTATTGATTTATAAAGGGTTTATATAGCTGGCATGGCAAATGCAGTATATTAGGTGAAGGGCGACGCCGTTGCTCACAATTAAGGTGATTGATATGTACGAATCAGATATTGCAAACGCTGCGAATGTTGCAGGAACTTTAGCGGCTTGTGTTAGGGATGTATTAGAAAACGCAGAGTTCACAATTGATCGCGACGCAGAAACGATACAGTTTCACA